GTGCTGGTTCTGCTCTATCCGGTCTCGGTGGGCCTATAGGCAGATTCGGTGGTGAGATCAGCAATCTTGGTGGCCAGGTTGAGGGATTAACCGCCAACTTCGGGTTGATAGGTGGCGCGGCTTTAGGCGCTGTGGCGGGCGTGGCCGCACTCGGTGCGGCACTGACGAAGTTAACACTCGAAGGTGTGGCAGTCTCAGATGAAATGCTGGATGTGGCTGAGAGTACCGGCCTCACCATTGATCAAGTTCAGAGACTATCAGCTGCAGCGCGTCTTTCAGGCGAAACTGCCGGTTTCATGGAATCGGCATTTCGCACATTCCAGAACACTATTCAAACAGCAATCACTGACCCGTCAAGCGATGCAGCCAAGGCACTCGCCAAACTGGGCATTGATGCGCAGACAGCGGGCAAGGATACCGGCACAGCGTTCCTGAATGCCATCACCCACCTCAAGGAATACCGCACAACCACAGAGGGTGCTGTTGCTACCAATGAGGCATTTGGCAAGCAGATAGGTGTGCTTGTGCGCTCAGCTGGCAACCTCACAGAAGTGCTGCAAGGTTCGCGTGAAGAACTCGAAGCGGGGCTGGTCGTTGCTACAGCGGAGGCAGTTGAGGCTGCGGGGAAACTCGATGAAAAGATCAACCAGCTGAGCAACTCGTGGAGTGTGTTCAAGCAGAATCTTGCAGGCACATCGGTGGGTGCGGCGATTGGCAATACGATTGATGGGATGAGCGGTTCATTGGGCGTGCTTCATCAGACTCTGGCAGGCATAGATGGGTTGATCAGCAAATCAAGATGGCTGCAGGGCCTACTGTTCTTTGGCGTGCAGATGTCAAATCCTGTGGGGCTGTTGCGCGAGCTTGACAGGAGTACGCCAAACACAGGCGCACCATCACGCAGTGCTTTACTTGGTGCAGGGCTTGTTACTGCTGGTGGCGGCGGCGGTGGTGCGCGCGGCGGTGCTGGCGGTGCAGTCGCAAAGAAAGTTGCGGATGAGCTAAAGCTGCCGATCGGCCAAACCATTAACGCGTTGGCACTGCTCAGGCCGGCCATCGAATACATGGAACGCCAGACACAGTATGCCGCCGATGCAATGAAGGCGTTAGCAGAGTCAGACGCGCGAGATCTGGCAGTCGATCTGAAGAATCTCGGTACTCGTGTTGAGCGCATCATCGAAGGCATTCCACTGGCACAGGGGCCAGGTCTGATCCAAACGGGCGGGCCAGGGCAGCCCATCCCTGGCGGTGAAGTATTTGGCGGTCTGCCACCACCTGGAACCGTACGCACTGAAGCGCAGGCACGCCTTGATGAGCAGTTCAGTTACATCTTCGATGACATGCTCGTAAGCATTCTCACGGCTCGAAAGACGATCGGTGAGGCATTTGGTGACCTCGCACTTGGCATTATTGATGTATTCGCTGTCGAGTTCACCAAATCACTGCGTGAGGCATTTATCACCCCAGTGGTGCGAGGGCTGACCGATCTCTTGCAGGACGCACTGGGAGATTTGTTCAGCGGGCTGAGTGCTAAAGGGCTGAAGGGCGTATTCGGCGGGATTGCCAAAGGCATTGGCACAATCTTTGGCGGATTCTTCGCGAGTGGCGGCACGCTGGGACCTGGCAAGTTTGGCATAGCCGGCGAGCGCGGGCCGGAGCTTATCTTTGCCGGCAATCAGCCAATGCACATCGCACCTGTCACTGCCGGCAGCGCGGGCAACGTGTTCAATATCAGCGTGGGCGTGAATGCGCCATCAGGCAGCGTAGACAAGCGCACGCAGGATCAGCTTGCCGCGACTGTGATGAATGCCGTCAAGCGAGCGCAGCGCAACGAGGGAGCCAGGTGACATGCCAACTTATGATTCGGCATCCTTCCCTGAGACTGCCATCTTCGCCAATGGCGCAATCACTGGCGGGCCGATGTTCCAGACAACCATAGTGCATTCAGCCAATGGCACGGAGCAGCGCAATGCTTCAAGCGGAATGCATGCCAGGCGCATATTCAGAGTAGACACAAGCACCATCACTGATGCGGTGCGCATCGAGCTGCTGAACTTCTTCATCAACAGGCGTGGCCAGTCAGATTCGTTTCGGTTCAAGGACCCTTTTGACTTCGAAGCAAGTGGTGAACCGATAGTGAGCGGGCAGCTCGTGAAGCGGTACACCGCAGGCAGCGTCAGCTATGACCGGCCAATAGTGAAACCTAAGAGCGGTACTGTGAGCTTTAGCGGCGGCGGCACGCTTGATTATGAGAGCGGCGTGATCAGTGGCGGGGCTGGCGGCACGTGGTCAGGTGAGTTTGAGATTCAGGCACGCTTCAGTGCCGACAGGTACACTGAGCGCAATTTCTTTGTTGACTGGCACGAGGTGCAGCTTGAAGTAGTTGAAACATTTGATTACGACATTCCCGGATCATCCGGCTCGAGCCTCGCATCAACGATCAGCTATGAGTTCCCGCTGCCGCTCGAGGTGGGCCGGAATCGCTATGCGGATTATTCCACTTATGTCGTGCAGGGCGGCGGCTATTCAGAAGACAGGTTTGCGCAGTACGCAGCAGGGCTGACTGGCTTTGAGGGGAATGTGCTCTGCCAGGATCGTGCTGACCTCGAAACGCTCATCAGTGCCTTTCTCTGCGTGCGTGGCAGGCGCACTGCCTTCCAGCGTGAATCGTTCAATGTTCGGTTTGATCGGGATGCGCTTGTGATTGGCTATACCGGCAACGAGTCGTTTCAGTGCCCAATCGGGTTTGTAGGGATTAACTAGCCTATGCCTCGAAACATACCAGCAGCACTGGCATCGCATATCGCACTGGGTGGGACCAGTCTGTGTGAGCTCATCAAGGTGACGCCAACTGTGGGTGCTGTGCTGGCATTCACCAATCACATCCAGAACCTGACTGTTGATGGGCAGCTCTATCTGGCACGCCCTGGAATGCGCGTGAGTGAGGTCAAGAGCGGGCTCAAGATGGAGATTGATACCAGCCAGGCTCAGGGGTTCTTTCATTCAGGAGTGATCACGCTTGCCGACATTCTCAAGGGCAAGTTCAGGGATGCCATATTTGAGCGGCGATTTGCCAACTATGACACTCCATCAGATGGTGGCTACACGTACCAGTCAGGGCAGATCGGACGTGTGGATATTGCTGATAATTCCTTCACTGTGGAGCTGCGCGGGCTGATCCAGAAGCTATCGCAACCTGTGGGGCGCGTGACCTCGAGGATGTGCGATGTGCAGCGCGTGGGTGACGCTCGATGCAAGTTCAATCTGGCAACTACACATTACATTGACGGGACGCCATTCACGCAGAACCTCACAGTAAGTTCGGTATTCAGTGCGAATGTCTTCGAAGTGGCTTCAGGCTACAACGTTTCATATTCCGAGAGTTGGTTTGAGGGTGGCTACCTGACCTGGACCAGCGGAAACAATGCAGGCTATACGGCGGATATTGCAAGATCAATGATTCAATCACCGCCTACAACGCTTGAGTTCACATTGATGATGCAACCCGGAGCTGACATTCAGATTGGTGACACCTTCACTGCCACTGCCGGCTGTGATCGATTCGCAGCCACCTGTCAAAACAAATTCCGCAATGCCTCGCAGCCCAATGGCAACTTAGTCAACTTTCGCGGCTACCCTGATCTGGCAGGCGCAATCATCTACAAGGCAGCAGATGGAATCATCGCATCAGGCGGATAGACAACTGATCGTCAGAACTGCGCGCAGCCTGCTCAGACCGCGGGTGATATTCCGCCCCTATGGGCGCGATCCCAAATATGGACTTGATTGCATTGGCGTCATTGACTGGGTTGGCAAGCAGTGTGAGTTGCTGCCTGCTGATCTTGTGATCCCGCCTTATGCATACCCACCGCAGCGTGAAGCATTCGATCTGTTCAATGAGCATATGGATCAGGTGGTGCTTCCGGTGGAGGGTGCAGTGGTCGTCATTGCTGATAAGGATGGCGCACCACGTCACACCGGCATTGTGGATTGGGCTGATGAGAAGTGGAAGTGCATTGGTATTGATGTGCATGGGCAGCGACCGTGGGTGACGATCATCCCGCTCGAGCTCGATATGGTCTGGCGATTCTATGACTTTAGACTGGCGCAGAGTTAGTCACATCCTGGCATTGCTTGTGCTGCTCACCGCGACGGTGGCGGCTGATCCTGTTACTGCCTACCTCATTGCTCACGGTACTGCGCTCCTTATTTCCGCCATCATTACAGGTGCGAGCTATCTGCTGCAGCGTATCCTTGCCCCGAAACCGAAGCCCGGCGAAGCAGCCCGCCCCGATCTGCAATTGACCGCATCACGTGAGAGTGAGGGCATCCCTCGCATATATGGCCGGGCGGCAGTGGGCGCCAAGGTGATTTGGCTCTCATCGGTCAGGGTGCGTTCAGTGTCACAGGGTAGCGGCAAGCGCAGCAGTCCGCCCACTACGGCTTACTCAGTCTCGATGGGGCTGCTGATCTGTGAGAACCGGAATGGCTCGGTGATGGGCGTGTCTCGTATCTATGCCAACGGCAATGTGCTCTATGATCGTGATCCATCCACAATGACAGGTGCTAATCCGGACATTGAAGGCGGAGAGTTCGGGCCTTACAGGGCTGACCTGCTCTATGCGAAACGGCTGCAGATCCTGCTGGGACAGGAAACGCAGACAGAGCGCTGCCCATGGTATGCCACCAGTGGTGATAATGATGACTATCCGGGCTATCGCGGATCGGTTGTTGTCTGGCTCGATGATGTTGATCTGACTCCTTCATACAATCAGATTGCGCAGTATCAGGTTGAGGTTGTCACTTCTGATCAGGTGGTCGCAGATATTGTGGCAGCTGAATGCGACTATGCAGGCGTAAGTGCCAGCCAGATCACAAATGGTGCGCCAGTTAATGGTGTCAATGGCTGGATCATATCCGGTCCGACTCCGCCTAAGAGCACCCTCGAGGCATTGTCAATTGTTTCCCCTTTTGACTGTGCGGAAGTAGATGGCAAGCTCAAATTCATCGCACAGCCGCAAGCCTCGAGCGCTACCATTCCAGATGGTGAGCTGGGCGCAGTGTCATCCGGGCGTGAAGAACAATCAGAGAAGGCAGTCAAGTTCGCACTATCCAGTGAGCAGAGCTTAACGGAAGTTGCGCAGCGCGTGGAAATCAGCTTTTTTGATCCGCTCTTTCAGTATGAGGAAGCTACTGCCGGCTATGGTCTCCAATTCGGATCGGGTGTGGCCGTTAAGGAAGTCTTTTTGCCAATCGCGTCTGATCGCACATACATTCGAAACATTGCAAGCAGTCTCCTTGCACGCACGCGCATGGAAACGGATTCGCTCAAAGTTGAGCTGCCACCCAAATATATCAGGTACCATCCAGGCGATGTGCTGACTGTGCCTGCTCCCAATGGACAGTTCCTTAATCTGCGCATCACCGATATGGAGTTTATACCTGGCGATAAGGTGAAGATCGAAGGTGTGCGCCAGTTGCGTTCGGAAGGGCTCGGGCCACCACTTGATACAATTACACCGCCATATCCGATCCCAGGCGAGGGTGCCCCGCTCCTGCCAATTGACAGCATCTTCATTCTTTCGAATGCGCCGCCATTGATTGACGATCACGATGGGTTTGATGGCATTTACTGGGCGGCTGGCCCGCGCAATGTACCGCCGTCACCTCTTTACGGCTGGACTGGCGCAACGCTGTTTCGAAACGCTTGTGGAAGTGACGATGCCAATAAGCAGTATTATTCAGTGGCGCTCTCGCGCACTGCAGCGGTGATTGGCAAGGCTCGCACCATACTTGGCACTGGCAGTGGTGTGGATGCTACGAACACTGTTGATGTTGACTTCCCATACGGCGCCGGCACCAACACCGTGCTTGGCATTCACAATGATGCTTTCGTGAAAACCACGCAGTCAAACTTGTGCATACTTGGCAAGGAAGTGCTGCAG